CGTCATGGACACTTGTTAGTGGCTTAGTAGGAAGAGTAATTTCACAACATAAATTTGATTGTTTAATCGGTGCTACAGATGTATCAAAAGAACTATGGTCATTCGCATGGTCTACATTCATCAAATAGATACGTCCTGTGTTCTTGCGTTCATTCATAAATGATGAAAATAAGTCAATTGCAGGCACTGATTTCTTACGAATAGATGTCTTACGTTCTGCTTGTTCATACAGTTCACGGAACTTATCTTGGTCATTAAAGAACGATTCATACAAACCAGGAACATCTTGTGGACTGAATAATGTGATGTTTTCACCTTGCATTAGTCGTTCATACATAAGTTTATTGAATTGAACTCCATAGTCCATATGACGAACACGATTGTCTTCTGTGCCCTTATTATTCTTTAATACAAGTAAATCTTCTACTTCTAAATGCCAACAAGGATAATATAATGTTGCGGCACCGCCGCGGACACCGCCCTGTGAACACGATTTAACTGCCGCTTGAAACATCTTATAGAATGGAATAACGCCAGTATGACTTGCATCACCATTACGAATAGGGGAGTTAATAGCACGAATACTACCCGCACCAACCCCAATTCCTGCTTTCTGAGAGACATATTTAACAATAGCACTAGATGTCGCATTGATACTATCTAAACTATCATCTGTTTCAATTAACACACAACTACTGAATTGTCTCTGTGGTGTACGAACACCAGCCATAACAGGCGTTGGTAATGAGATATCAAATGTACTGATAGCATCATAATAATCCTTAACCCATCTTAATCTTTCTTCCTTTGGATAATCACTGAATAATGTTGCCGCAATTAGTATATATGCCATTTGTGGCGTTTCATAAATTTTATTTGTGACTCGATTTTGTACTAAGTACTTACCACGAAACTGTTCCATTCCAACATAAGTGATGTCAAAATCTCTCTCATGTTTGATAAAACCATTAATCTTTTCCCATTCTTCTATTGAATAATCTTCTAATAATGCTTTATCATAAAATCCAGATTTGACATTCTTATTAACTAACTCAGCGATATGCCATGGTTCATAGTTATTGTATACTTCTTTTCTAATATGATAATTGATTAGATTGCCAGCAACCCATTGATAGTTTGGCAAGTCTTCTGATATTAATTCGGCTGCCGCTTTGATTAGTGTTTCTTGGATTTCACTGCTTGTCATTCCACTGTAGAATGAAAGATGTGATTTTAATTCAACTTCACTTGCAGATACTCCGTTAATATTGTTACAGGCTTGAAACACTACCTTGTGCATCTTTTCTAAATCTAAACTCTCTTTCTCTCCGTTTCTCTTAACTATATGAATTCCAGTCATTATTGTCTCTACCCTAATATGTGTTAATTTCTGAATCTTCCATTCCTGCCACACGTAACTTAATAATGTTTGACAGTTGAAAGTGTTTAATTTCGAATCCTTTTGTTATTCCTAGATATTGATTTCTAACCAAAGCAACTTGATTTATCAATTCGCCAATTGCAACAATTTCATCTTCGCCATCTGCGTATTTCTCGGCGTCTCTGCTACTTAAAACTTTGTTATAATTTTCTAAATATTTTCTAAGATACGAACTTCTCTTTTTTCGTAACTGAATATTTAGATGTTCTAATATTGCTTCTATTTCTTGTAATTGACCGAAACGTAATTCAACATAAGCAGGAAGATAGGTAGCATTTTTTTCTATGTTTCCTTTTATTTTTACTTCTTTTCTTGCATCCAATAGTTCTTTTTCAAAAAATTGAATACAGTTCGGAATTTCACTCCAGTCATTTACTATTTTGCTATACCAATTCATTATTCCCAGTCTTCATCATCATTAAAGTCTTCTTCATCTTCAAAGAATCTATCTAGTGCAGTGGACAAGATTAAGTCGCCATCGATTAATAGTTCGATGTCTTCACTACTTAGACCCAAATCATCGCATTGTTTTATAAACATCTCTCCTGCTTCTATTTTATCTTTTGCAGGGATATAGTTTACTAGTGTTTCCCACAATTCGTAAAGTGATTCTGATTCCAAGTTGACTCCTCTGTGTTTTCTTGTTGTTTGTAAGCAATCTATTTATACAGATTGCTAGATTTATTTTTCTTCTATCTCAACTTGGTCTTCTTCTAAATTTACATCTTTCAACGTTTCATCATTGAACTCATTCATAACTATATCGAGTTTTTCATCTGACCAATTCTTGCGGAATTCAATCATTTCATCACCTGATTTCGTCATGTATTTCAAACGATTACCTTGTTTAACTAGTAAACCTTTTGCCTCAAAGAACTCAACAAGTCCACTATAAGGACTCATACCTGTTTCATATGGAATTTCAACTTGCACACTTTCAAATGGTTTTGAGTAACGGGTTTTCATTACTTTACACGCCGCTCTGATACCATGTACTTGAGATGTTTTATTACCATCTGCATCTACTTTTAGTTTAAGTTTACGCATTGCTACTACAATAGAACTAGCATAGATAAATCCTTGACCACCAGAGATTTTATCATCTGGGTCAAACATATCTTGTGATGCATAAGTATGATTTGTAGCAACTAAACCTACGTTATAGTCACCAAACATATTCACACTGTTACGTACTAGTGATGCTAGTGCTTTTGGTTTACGTCCCATGTCACCTTTCATGTCTCCCTTATTGAACTGGTCAACGTCAGTAGGTGTCATCATCATTCCTAGACTATCAATCACAAACAAAACTTTTGGACGTTCTGCGTGGTCAGTATCTCCGTGGTCTTCTCTGTAACCTTTCATAAAGTCTGAAATGATTTTAGCAACATCATCAATCATTGCTACGTTTAATTTTAATAATTTTTCTGGTGTAGTATCTACATCGAGTGCGTGTAACCACGTTTCATCTAGTGCATTTTCACTATCGATTAGAACTACAAAAATTCCTTGGTCTTGTGCGTTTTTAACTACGTTACCTGCGGCAACAAATGATTTACCTGCCCCACTTTCACCAGCAAATACTGTTACTTTACCTAGAGGAATTCCTCGATGAAAGTCATTGCTGATAAGTTTATTTAATGTGTAATTTCCTGTACTAATCCATGTGTCTGGGTCTCTAAAACCAACACTCATACCTGGTACAGATTTTGTTATATTTTTGCGAAATTTACTCGCATCAAAGGCTCGTGGCATATATTTCTCCTTATGTGATATAAAAAGAGTAGGGAGAGTTGATACTCTCCCACACTCAATCATTGGTTCTTAGTCAGTTTTTCTACTACGAATCATTGCTAAGATATCTGCCGCATCTGACTTCGGTGCTTCAGTCGTAGTTTCTGCTACTACTGGTGCTGGAGTTGGAGTTGGCGTAGGTGTTGCTGTTGTAGGTGCTACAGCCTCTACTTTAACTTCTTCTACTCGTGGAGCAGGTGCAGTTGTCGTAGTTTTTGCTGAAGTTCCTGCAGGAACATCTAACCCATAAGGTTTATAGTGCTGTCCCCAACGAGTCGGGTCATACAATTCACCATCAACAGATGCTTCAAACATCTCTGTGATAATTCGCATGTCATCCTCAGTTGGACGTTTTGGCATGAACTCATTCAAGTCATAAAGACCATGAGTTTCAACTACCTGACGTTCGTCTTCATTTAGTGAACGTTCTTTACGTGACCAAGAAGAAGTTGAGTAGTCAGCATACTGACCTTTTGTTGTTTTAGTTAAACGGAAATCAGTACCTTGTTCATATTCCGTTGGTAGATTGTCCATATCTGGGTCCATTAGAGCCGCCTTCAATAACTTGAAGATTTGTGGTCCAATGATAAATCTACGGATTGGATTTTCGGGTTGCTCACCACCAATTGGGTCAGTTACAACCAAACCTTGAAAAACGTATGAACGTTTTTTCCAGTATGTACGACCTAAGTCTTCCATTGCTGGGTCTTTAAACCAAGGACGAATTTCTGCGTGAATTGGGCAAGACTCGCCCCACATTTCAACGCAAGGTACTTGAACGATTACTTTTTTTGATTCATCGCCGCCTTTAACACCTGGGAACGGAAGTTTGATAACTTGTCGTTCTTTCCAAAAGAATGTGTTTGTTGGGTCTGAGTCTGGTAGGAAACGCAATACTGCTGTATTGTCATTGTCCATATTCCAGAAAGGGTATACAGCATCTGACCCTCTGTTTGAGGATGCATTGTCTGATGCTTTGCTGTCTTGTGCGAGTAATTTCGCACGGATTTCTGCTAGTGTAGCCATGGTGTTCTCCTATATTAGCCTTTATTAGTTGTTTTATTACTATTAGTTTTATATTAGTCTAAATGTATCACATTTCTTCTAACATGATACTATTATACTTATCTTTTTTACAAAAGTCAAGTGGTAAATGCGTCTTTTTGAAAGTTTTTTAACCCCAAATGTAGCGGTTATTGCCCATAAAAAAAGAAGAG